GCCGGGTAGTATCGCGCACGCCTAGAGAACGTCGTGCGTTGCGGTTAACACTAACTCGCCTGACTTCTGGCGGGTGCTCTTGGCCGTCAATGCCCGTCGCGTTCTTGATCAAGGTTTTGCGGATAGCACTAAGCCGCTCAATGTTGGAATTGTTTTGCGTGATCGAGTACGCAAGAGACAGGGCAATCTCTACGGCAAGAAGCTGAATAAAAATATCATCAAAAGCCAAAACATTTTCTACATCAGAAATGTAAATTATGCGGCATACGGTAGCATCGGAATAACGCAGCATAATGCTTTTGTTTTCAAAGAAATAATCTGATGCCGCGTAAATCATATCGTCTTCATTCACTACCCGCAGCAGCCTGATAAAATCAGCGGTGACGGGAAAGGCGGCGGCGGCACCAAATAGAGGAACGGTTGAACTTGCGCTCAATTCTGCTCTTTTTATGGCAAAATTCCACGGGTGCATTCTAAGCAACATCCGGCGGTTAACGTCATACCACCGAGCGCATTTTTCCTCGGTGCTTGTCTGCGGTGAAGATATATCCGAAACAAAACCGCCTTGGAGTAAATCCAAGGCCATGTTGCAGATGTCCGTTGATGATGTGACCGCCATTAAACCCCCTTTTCGGCCAGCAGGAAGCTACCCCCTACTGGCCGGGCGCGAAGTTTAGTTAAAAACAAAAATGCCTCTAACGCGGATGGTTCCGGCAGCGGTTCCTACCGTGGTGGCGGTAAGAGCGATGTCGTAAGAATCATCAGGGTTAGTGGCCCCAGAAAGAGAAGCCAGCGTACGAAGTTCCCCAAGCGTCAATGCCGATAGCCCGACGTTGTTTGATGTGGCAATGGTACGGGCGGACGACATATCAATAGCCGAAGCCAGCACGGTAGCGTTTACCACCGAGCCAAGGTTAGAACGGTACAAACCAAAGCCGTAAGAAGTGCCTCCAGTAATTGCTGTGTTCACCACTTCAAGACTGATAGGAATAGCGTTGGAAGGCACAGAGGCGAAAACCCGGAAGATACTTCCGTCATCGTCAGCGGCTGCTACACTAACAGTCCCAACAAGAATAAACGGCTCCGAACCAGAACCCACTTTGTAGGCTTCGGTTTTTTTGTTCGCAACAAGGTTAGCATCTGTGTATTTATTTTCTACGGGCATGGTAGTTACTCCTATGAAATAATGTTAAACGGTTGCACTAAAGACAGTTACCGCAGTTCCAGAACCAACAGCGTTAACCTTAACTCGGAACAAGCCAGCAGCCACGTCTTCAATTTCAACGTATGACCCGCGCAAGCCGCCTTGAGTGGTGGCGTTAAAGGTAATTGTGTCCGACGTTGTGGTTGTTGGAAACACACCATAAGCTGTAGCTGCAACTACAGCCAATCCCTGCATCACGTCCGTTGCGTTGGCAACACGGATGATAATAGACCCGGATGTTTGGCTAACAGATGAAAAAAAGCAGTAATTGTTGCCCGTCCCAGTAGCCGCCGGGAGAATATATGTTCCTCCGGTAGCGGTATTGAGAAGGATCAACCGTCCTGCGTGCTGTACGGCATTGAGAGTAAGAGTCGCACCAGAAGGAACAGTAGGTCTATTCTCAAGGGCTGTAAGCCTTTTGTAAATGTTAAGAGACATGGTTCATCCCTCCGTTAAGCCGTAGTCGTTACACGTTGGACTTTTTTGCCCTCGGTGCGAACCGCGCCAATTTCCAACTCAACAACCACTTGGGTTGTTTCGTGCAAATCGTTACGTTCTTGGATTTTCACCGTCATTTCTTGCGAGATACCCAGCGCAATCCCGTCTTGTGCCATAGCAATTAATTGCCGTTGGCTTGAGGCTACAGGGATAATTGGAAGCGTTGCGTTCGCAGCAAAAACAACAATATCCATGCCAAGAGCTTGGGTAATGCGGCCTTTTTCAACAACAAAGTTTCTGGAAAAATCACCAGAGGTAAGCTCATTCTCCCGCATCAAGCGTGTGTGCTCAATCCCGGTCATGCCGATTGCGATGCGCTCGTTGTCTTCAATGTCGTTGTCAATGAAGTTTTGTTTGATTTCTAATAGTTTTTCGTAGGTCAAGCCAGCGGTTGCATCAACAGTGATGCCGCCGTCGTTGGCGTATGTAAGCGTGGTTGTAAAATCTCGGCCTGTAGCAATATCCGCAAAAGCAGATTGCTGGATAATTCGGTCATATTGACGAAGAGCAGCGTTAGCAACTGCACTAGCGTAATTGTTCCTAGGGTCAGTAAGCATCCCGCGAACATCAGATTTATCGATAGGGAGAACGCAGGTAAAGCGTTTCCGGTTAAGCCTACGGCGGGTGTGTTCAATATCATCAAACACTACTTTAGGAGAACGCCCTTGCAGTTCCCGCATCTCGACGGTACCAAGGCCATCATAGGCCAAAAGGTCGCCTGTCATCATAAGTGGTTTAATGTACGGGCGATAGCGTGCGCTTTTTTGCTGCGCGGCCACATGCACCATCTCGCTAAATTGCGTTACTAATGCTGGATCAATAGTCGTCATTGGAATGCCTCATTATTGCTGGAATGGTTGAACGAAATATTTTCTATCGTCCCCGGTATCCAACAATATGGGCGGGTTATTAACCTCGTGGGCGCAAAGCGGTGTCCACTACAAAACGGCTTATAGTATAAATTTTCAGATAAGTAAACAGTTATCTTGCGGCCAGAACTCCGGCAACAGTTCCTGACGTAAACCCTAATGGTTTAATGCCAAAGCGATAAACACCCGTTATGTTAGGAACAGTTATCGAATAGGCTCCTACCGTAGTAAATGTTGTTATGGCCCCAGATGCGTTTATTACGTCAACCCAAGTAGGTGAGGCCAGTGTTGTGTTATCTTGCAGCCGTTGCAATGTGACCGTTGCAACAAAGGTGCCTGTTAACGATAGAACAAGCCCTTGGGTTGCTGATACTGGGTCGCTGTATACATCGGCAGCGGCAAGAGATGCTGCAATAAAAGTTAAAGCCATTTTAATTCTCCATTTTAAATGTTAGGCAAGTCCTAGTTTTTTATCAAATTCTCTTAGCTTGTTAATTGTTTCTTTGTATTTTGGATTGAATGGGTCTCTTGCTTCTGGTGACATCCGCAAGGCAGCAGCCTCTTTGTGTAGGTCACCAATACTGATATTGTTAACGCTTTTTGTTCCGTCTGGCAATTTCCCTTCTGCCCCATATTCTTTTCTAATTTTGTTTATCTCATCGTGCAGACTGTTGGCCATTGCAATGATACCGACAAGCGCATCTGGGTTGTTGGCGGCTTTTTGTAGGCTTGCACGGACATTTTCAGGAACGTGTTTGACAATCATATCCTCGGCAATACCTTGGGCGGCGGTGGCTTTGTCTCCAAACTGCGCTTTTAGCTGCTCGTCAAACTTTTGGTTCAGCGTCTGCTCATTGCGCTTGGCCGCATCAGTCTCTGATTTAATGTACGCCTTCCATAGTTGGTCGGCTTGCTTTTGGGGCAACCCAGCATCAAACATGAGCTGTTGGGCTAGTTTCTTGGCTTCGTCAAGGTTAGCACCTTCTGGCAAGCCTTCCACGTCGCTGAATGTGTATTTGTCGGCAGACTCTGGCCGGGCGATGTTATAATATTTGTTCCATTCCTCATCGGGGGCATCGGCGGCTGGTAAGCCAACAGGCTTTTTCCCCAACAAGGATTGGGCATTATCCAATGTTTTCCACAGGTCATCCGGTGTCTTGATTTTCTCAACCCAGCCTCGTGCCTTGTATTCTTCCGGCACGGTAAAGGACGGTGGCGGCGGTGTCTCTGCCGCAGGAGTTGTGGGCTGCACGGTGGTTTCAGTGGTCATGGTCTTGTCCTCTCGCTAGGATTAACTGGCTTCAGGCCAGCCTTCTTTTCAGCTCCTCGACGGTAGCCAAACTCTATATCAATCAAATACTCATTGCGTATAAACCCGCGCAAGTACAGGTATGCCCGGCGCAAGACAGCGTTTGCGTAGGTTTGCTCGATAGAGTCATTGACGGCAATATCTTTGTTGAACCCTGAATATTCGCACAAACAAGCAAGCACAATCTGTCCGTCGGTGGTGGCGGCAACCCTGTTGATTGCCTCTCTAAATGATTCCTCGGTAACAATTATCATTGTCCTTTAACCCTTGCTTCTGCATTGGCGGCTTTTTCTGCAATCGTTGCCAGTTGCTCTCCAGCGACTAAACCCTGTTGTTGTTGCATCTGCTGCTGCTCGGCAGCTTGTGCGGCTTCAAATTCTTCATCTGTTTTCAGAATGAAGCTAATGCCCCTGATTTTGCATATTTCATCTTGGAATTTTTTTGTGTTAATGCGCTTCATAAGTTCGGGGTTAATCTGAAAGTTATTTGCCGCAATAGTTAAAACTTCAATCATGGCTCGGTATTGTTCGGCGCTGTAAGCAAGAGCCGCCCGTGTCTTGTAGTTTATTTTGTATATATCCTTACCTTCGGCCAGTTTTTTTGCAATGCTGTCCGGTAAGTATTTCGGTGTTCCGCCTTCTCTGATTATTCTGGCTTCTTCCTCGGTGCCTTTGACAACACCAAATTTGCCTTTTCTGAACAACAGCGATACGCCGCGTTCAATGACTTGCTGCAATATTTGTATCTGCCTATTGAACAACGCAGCCAATGACGCAACCTTTGCTTGATCTCGTATCTGGGCTTCGCCTAACGTCATTTCGGTAGAGTTGTTTAGGTCAAGCAATCGGTCAATGTTAAAATGCTGTGAGATAGATTCGCGCAGTTGCTCTAAGCGTTTTTCTGCCCACGGGATATTAGGAGGGCTGCCAATGTCAAATACCGGGTTGCCCGTTATGTTGCCGCTTGAGTTAAAAACACTGACTGTACCTGCACTAAAATCTATGCTTCCACCGCCAAAGTCGCCATCGCTCATTACGCCCTTGGGCATGTCTAGGATTTTCTCGGTGGCAACAATCAGGGCTTCGCGCAACGCATTTGCTTCCCGAATGTCTGGCAGTGCATCCATTGCCGGGCTGCGTCCCATATCTTCATAGGAGAGCTTTGACCAACGCCCGATAGCAATAGGTAGCTCCCAGAACCCATCTTCTTTAAGCAAATGGCAATCTTTATAGCTTAGATGACACCCATAGAACGGCATAGACTTCTGGCCTTTTTCGGCCTCTTTTTTGTCGCGCTTCTTGACGTGAAACAAAACCGGGAACATCTCATCGGTTTTGCCGCCTTTGTAAGCGTCCTGAATGAGTTTGCCGCAATTCTCTATCCCGTACTCACCGACAATCCGCTCAACGCTCCACTCAAAGAAAACATTAAACCCGATAACAACACCGCCTTTGCCCGATATTGGGTAAATCTCTTTAACGGAATAAGGGCTAAAAAATAAATCCGACTTTTCCCCGTTTTCGCTGCCGACACCGCTAGTACCGAAAACAATCTGATCGTACATATACGCATCAAGGGATGCGGCAAGATTGGCTCGTGGATCGTCAAAGGCTGCGTAAGAAATTTTATTTAAATCGGTAAAGAATTTCTCTGTGCCCTCGTCTTCCTCATCTACCGGGGCTAAGTCAAAAACATTACCCGCAGAACCCGGCCACAACATCCCCAGCAATGCCGCCGAGGATATTTTAGCCGCCGCCGCTCCAGTGGCATCAAAGATGCGATCAACAAGAAATTCACCGTTTGACGGCTGTCCGGTAAAGTTCTGGCGGTTCATGGCGATATACTCGCCAAGCACCTGATACATATTATCAAAGTTAGAACGCCGTGACTTTGCAGCGTCAAATTCTTTTTTGATCTTGGTGTAATCCATTTAAGCAGTTACCCGCTTTAGGAATTTACGCCGCTGTTCGTCGTCTTCGGTGATTGCCGGGGTTACAGGGCGTACTTTTTGTGCCCCCGCTGCGGCTGCATTTTC